AAACTGGAAAGCAATCAATTTCGGTTTTATCAGCAGAGGGAAAAGGTGAACGTCTTGTTGGGTTTGGATACTCAAAAATCTTATGTGTTTCTCCAGATACCCGAATTTCTGTAGTGGATGGAGAAAAAGAGATTAATGAACTAGTTATAGGAGAAAGGGTTTGGAGCTATAATACTAAGAGAGACAAGTGGGAATTGAAACCCATTAAAAAAATACATCGTTCAGAACCTATTAATATATATGAATTGGTATTTAATAATGGAAGAACACTTAAAATTACAGGAAACCACCCAATCTATACAAAAAGAGGATGGATTAAAGCAGAAGACCTTGAAATCGGAGAGGAAGTGCTTGGAATGTCCTAAGATATTTGAACTGACATACTCCCACGACTGAAGTTCGTGGGGTTCTAAGGTTACTTGATTTCATAGTATTTCCTTTTTAGGGATATCAGTGCTCCCTTTCAACACATCTCTTTCTATGTTGAATTGAGGTATTCTGTTTTTGTGCAAAGTTGCTATGTTGAAACCTGCATTTGCACCAGAGTCCTCAACTATTCCACACTTTTTACAGTTGAATAGATTTCCTTTCCTGTTTGCCTGTTCTATGTGACCACACTTACTGCATCTTTGGCTTGTATATTGCGGTTCGACATAATGAACACTTACTCCATACTTTTTGGATTTGTAGTCTATCATCAATTTCTGCTGATAGAAACTCCAAGAGTGCAAGGAGTATCTTTGCTTCTTATTTGTTTTAGCTGTTTGTCTAATATCTTTTAAGTCTTCCATCACAATACAGGCATTATTTTCTTTGGCAAACTGCATCAGAGCCGTTGTGGTCTTATGATTGAGGTCTCTGATAATTCTTGATTCTCTATTTCTTATTGATTTGACCTTCTTATACTTACCTTGTTTTTGCAGTTTCTTTCTGAGATGCTTGTATTTGAGATGAATATGATTGCAGGATTTTCCAAGTTTTAGAACTTTTCCTGTTTCCCGACAGCTTGCTACAATTGTGTGGTGGGTAGTATTCCTATCTACCCCAATTGTGTTTATTTCAGGAATCTTTTGAGCATCTGGATAGCTCACAGAAATATAAGCAAACTCCTTTCCAAGCTCAATCTGATTGATTTTTGTGAAGGGTCGCTGGAAATAAGTCTCTATAGATAATTTAAGGCAGGGAACATACAGCCCATTTTCTAAAACCTTAATACTCTGGTTAGGAATTGTGAGCTTAACTGACTTAACAGATTTTGCGGTTTTGCTCTTTGAATATTTCTTAAGAATCTGGTTGCTGATTGCAGACTTGAGTCCGATATGCTTAACATCTTTGCTGGTTAAAGATTTGTGTTTCAATCCATACTCGGCAACCATCTTTGCAAGACTTAACTCTCTACTGAAATCTCTTCCATGTTTAACCTTGAATGTCAATATCATATTCCTTTTTGGTCTTCAATATATCTCTTAATTGTCGCTTCTGAGATATGTCCTACACTTTCACAATAATAACTTCTTGTCCACAACGAAGGCAATTTGGTTCTTATGTGAGGATATTTTTCCCTAAGCAATCTTGAAGAATAACCCTTCATTTGCTGGACAATCCAGTGAGGTGATGCAGTAGTGCTACTTTTAACGAACAGATGTATGTGGTCTGGAAGTATCTCCATTTTTTCAATCTCTACGCCTATTTCTTTTGCCTTTGTGTATAGCAACTTCTTAAGGTCTGAATCAACTGGAGAAATCAACACTGCCCTTCGATATTTTGGACACCATATCAGATGGTACCCTACATTATAGACTGCCTTATTAGAACGTTTCCATCTCTCACTTACCATGTATATATATGACACTTAACTATTAATAGTTCACTTTCATCCCACCACTAAAGATGGTGGGCTTTCCCGTTCACAAAATCGTAAGAGAACGAGAATATCTGTTAATTGTCCAATATGTAATAAGGAATTTGAGACATATCCTAATAAACTGCTTCAAAGAACCTTACCCACCTGCTCTCAGAAATGTTCAGGACTATTAAGAAGAAAAAGAGTTAAGTTGATTTGCGACTATTGTGGAAAAGAATTTAATAGATGTCCTTCAATAATTCACCCCTATAACTTTTGTTGCTTGGATTGTGCCAATCACTACCATTCAAATAGAATGTATAAAGAAGGAAACCCTAATTGGCAGGGAGGGATATCTAACTTACCCTATGATTCCAACTTTGATAAAAAAACAAAAAAGATAGTAAAATTGAGAGATGGAGGTAAGTGCCAATTATGCCTTAAAGAAATTAAAATTCTCGCAATTCACCATATTGACTATGATAAGCAAAATAGTTCTTTAGATAATCTAATATCTTTATGCGAAAGATGTCATGGAAAAACCCATTATAATAGAGACTATTGGAAAAATTATTTCAGACAACTTATGATAAAGAAAATAAGATTATGAGTTCTGAAAATATTATTTTGACTTCAAAACGATTGATAACTCCTCCTGAAGAGGTTTATAATATTGAAGTAAAGGACAACCATAATTATCTGGCAAATGGAATCTTAGTACATAATTGTGACGAAAGTGCGTTAATAGAAGACGAAGTATTTAGAACAAAAATAATGAGAATGTTGGGTGATTCTGACGATTCTAAATTAATCCAGATAGGAAATGCAATTAAAATGAATCACTTTCGGGACAGTTGGAACGACCCCAATTATTTTAAAATAAAAATATCCTGGGAGCAATGCGTAAAAGAAGGCAGATTAACCCAAACATTTATAGACGAACAGAAATATCTTTTAACTCCAGACGAATTTAAGATGTGGTATTCTGCCGAGTTCGTTGAAAACCCTGAAGATACCTTAATTAGAAACGAATGGATTCAAAACGCAATAAATAAAAAAATTGAAGGTAAGAGAGAAAAGATTCATATAGGTGCGGATATTGCAAGCGGAGGCATGGATTTTACAGTTGTTACCGTTGTCGAAGAGACCGAGGAGGGGAAATATAAGGTTTTAGAGATTCATAAAAAAGACTATGCAGATACCATGAAGACAGCAGAGTTTATAATCAGTATAGTAGAAAAGTATCAAGACAACTCGCCTATAATCAAAGTAGATGCCTGCGGAGTGGGAAAAGGAGTTTATGACAGAATCAAAGAGCAAAAATATAACGTAAAGGGAATAGTAGGAGGTTCAAGCCCTAATAGAGAAACAAAAAGATTCCTAAACGTAAAGGCTCAGAACTATTTCAACTTAAGAAGATTATTTGAAGAGGGGATTATTTCGATACCAAACAATCCCGAATTATACACACAATTAAGGAAAATGACGTATGAAAAAACAATCGGCGATAAAATAAAAATAATTGACCCCGAAGATAAATCCCCTGATTTCTCGGATTCATTAAATCTAGCGGTATCAGAGCCAAGCGGGGGAACGATTTCAGTCTTTACAAAGGGATTATCTCTACCTAAATAAGTATAAATACTTAATGAGTATAATTATGGCAGAGCATGATAAATTAATCAAATTTACCTGGTCTACAAAGGCACTAGAAAACTTCTTTAAGGGAACTTGTGAGAAAATGAAGATTATGAAAGGACAATTACCCAATGATGCCTTTTTATTTGATGTAAGGGTAGAGAAAGATTTTCAAGGAATAAGTTTTATATTTTATTCTCCAAGTGGAAGAGAAATTAATGAAACTACACACTATAATTATTTAGAAACTATCCTATTTAAGATGGAGGAAATACTATGACCGAGAAGATAAAAATCCATTATTACGTTAATTACCTGATTAACAATGTCTGGCATAAAAGTGAGTTATATCCAGAGAAAGGCGATAAAGTCAGTTTCGACCCTAAAGAAATGGACGGATTACTTAAAACCTATCAAACCGCAAGAGAAAAGAGAGGGGTATTCAGAATAGGAACTTTCTTTGGAAATGCCTCAGTGATAGATGCTTTATGGATTGAATCAACTGAAGAAAAAGGATGGGCAGAATACTTTAAGAGTTTATATGATTATCAACTTAAGGAAAGCGAAACCTTTAGAAAGGAAAGCGAATTTAGACTAAAACAACTAAATCAGGTAATTAAATTAAAAACCCCTTTACACATTAAAATCAAAGAAAAACTCTTTGGAAATAAAACTTAATATGCCAGATAATTACGAAAGAGACCCATTTTTAAATCGTTGTGCTGATTGTGTACATAGACACAACTCTGAAAGATGCAAGACTTGTAGGCATCGAATGGGTGGATGGGAATGTAGTCCAACATTCAGACCATTACCACAAGCACCATTAATCACTTGCGAGAAAAAATCAACAATTACAAGTCAAGAGTAAGAGAGATAACTTATAAGCAAACAAGGGTTAAATTATGGCGAAGGATACTAAAAAATCATTCTTTGAGAAGTCGGTAAACACAATTGCAGGGAAATATACAGAAACTAACAGACCTAATGCGGATTTCACCGAAGCGGTTTATACTTACAATTATTCCCGACCTTACAGCTTAAACGGCAGAAATCTCTACAATTTAGCTATGAGTTCAGACGTAATCCAAATAATTGCCAATTCAAGCACAGGCGAGGTATTCAGAAACGGACTTGAAATCAAGCCTTGTTTTATCAAAAAGTGTACTCAATGCGGAAAAGAATATCAAAATGAAGTGAAAATAGACAAATGCGAGTGTGGAGGGTTACTTAGAAACCCCATTGAGAGTGAAAGACTAATCTTATCTAGATACGTTGAAAAGTTCGAGCCGGTTAATTTTAACGGTCAGACATTAATTGAAGTATTAAAATCAGGAAATATGGACTTAAAACGTGTAGATGATTTATTCCAGCTTTTAGACTTTGAGTACAACTATGACGAATATGAGAACATTATTATAAAAACTCTAAGAGAAACAATCCGAATACACCCGTTAAACGTAAATATCTTAGCAGACCGATTACTTCGGATAGGGCGTGACCCTAAAGGAAATAAAATATTCGTATGCCCAAGACACAGGGGAACGCTATTGATGGAGGGGGACTTAAAAGACGAAAGATGCCCAGAGTGTAATGGTACTGTTTACCCTGCTTTTTACTCAATCGGAGGCAGTGCTAACTATACCATGAAAGGAGATTTAAAATATTATGCCGACCATGAAATTTTACATTGTTCGGAGTTTAACCCGTCACTTTCATACGGTACGCCACTCCTTTTCTTCTGCTATGACAAAGTTTTAATGCTAATTGCAATAGATAGATTCCTTAGAGATTTTTATACCAAACGGAGAACACCATCTGGAATCTTAGC